AGGCTTATAGCTCAATCGCCAAATTCTCCAACGTCGTCGGTTTGAGCAAGCTCGCCTATATCAAGGAAAACCAGCTATACCGGGCGCTTAAGGGCAAATCGGCGGTCTCTCCCAAGGGTGAGAAAATCGCCGACGTCGGAACTTGGGAGGGTTTCTGCAAGCTTGTAGGTACATCAAAAAGCAAGGCGGATGATGACCTCAAGAACCTGGCAGCGTTTGGTGAGGAGGCTTTGGAGTGCCTCAAGGCCGTTGGTGCTGGTTACCGCGAGCTGCGCAAGCTGCGTCAGCTTCCCGAGGAGGAACGAGAGCTGATTATCCAAGGCGAGGTGGTCAAGGTTGACGACAAAGAAACACTGGTTGATTTGATCGAAGAGATGGCTGCCCGCCACGCCAAGGAAAAGGAGACGCTGAAGCAGCAGGCTGAAGACAGTCGCCAAGAGTTGGAAGCCTCGCGTCGTGTGACTCAGGACAAATCATCACGGATTGCTGAGCTTGAAGAGCAGCTGCACCGGCGGCAGACCATGACCCCGGATCAGCGTGTGGAGGAATATTCCCGGCGGCTGGAGGCAGCAAGCCTGCGTGCTCGCTCTGCCCTATTGGAGCCGCGTTCTGTGATGGTTGAGATTCTGGATTGGCAGGATGCGCCCCGTGAACTCCGCCATGCGTGCGCCCAGCAAGTGGCACGGTTCCGTATTGAGCTGGACCAGCTCCAAGTCGACTTGGGGCTTGAGCCCGTCGATTTGGATGTTGATGACAGCTGGATGGAGGAGGTTGATCCATCATGACAGCCTTCAGCGCTGACGAAATCCGGCACTTCGACCGTGTGGCAGCTGAGTTGCAAGAAGCGCCTCGCGGCAAGAAAGGCGAGATCGTTTCGCGCACCGCCAGGTTTCTGGGGTGCTCGAAGGATCGTGTCTATCGCGGCCTCAAAGCTGTGGGGTGGGAGTCGCGCCGCCAGAACCGGCAAGACCGAGGAACCAGCCGGGTGAGCCGCGAAGAGGCGGCCATGGTTGCCAGTATCATGCGCCAGAGTACCCGTGATAGTGGCAAACGCCTGCTTTCAGTCGAGGACGCCCTGGAGATTGCTCTGGCCAACCCTGCCAGCGGGGTTAAGACTCAGGCTTCACCGGATACCTACGCCCGAGTGATGCGTGAGCACGGTCTGCATCCTGACCAGGTTTCTCGGGCTACGCCATTCACTCAGATGCGGAGCTTGCATCCGAATCACGTGCATCAGTTCGACGTGTCAGTTTGCGTGCTCTACTACCTGGATAAAGGTGGGCTCGCAACAAAGGACAAAAAGCAGTTTTACAAGAATAAACCTGAGAACGAGAGCAAGGCGAAAAAGCTACGGTTATTGCGCTACCTGATAACCGATCACTACAGCGGAACCTTTTACCTTGAATACTTCCAGGCCCCGGGCGAAAACCAGCCTACGCTGTTTGATTTTCTGATGCGGGCTTGGTCAGAGCGCAACCATCCAAGCGACCCCTTCCACGGGGTGCCTGAGATTATGGTCTGGGATGCCGGTAGCGCCAACCAGTCTCATATGATTCGCAATCTGCTAGACCAGTTGCAGGTAGATCACCGGGTGCATACGCCGGGCCAGCCTCGCGGCAAGGGCCAAGTGGAGCGTATTCATGACTTGGTAGAGCGAGGATTTGAAGGTCGCCTGTCCTTGATGAAGGTCGAAAGTCTGGAAGATCTGAACGCTGCGGCCCACAAATGGATGCGCCACTGCAACGCCACAAAGGTACATACGCGGAGCGGCACTACTCGCTATGGCCTATGGCAAACCATCAAGCCGGAGCAGTTGCGGCTCTGCCCGCCGCGCGAGCTCTGTGAACAGCTACTGCGGGCCAAGCCTGAACCTCGCCAGGTGAGGGGTGACCTGACGATCTCGTACACCATAAAGGGCTATGACCGAGCTACTTACTCGGTTGCGGATGTGCCAGGCGTCCGCGTTGGTGAAACGGTCACCGTCTCGGTGAACCCCTACCGGGCACCCAGTGTGTTCGTGTCCCTGGAAGAAGGTGGTGAGCAGTTTGAGTGTCAACCTATGGAGCGTGATGCCGCTGGCTTCTATCAGGATGCGCCGGTGTTTGGTCGGTCCTACGCGAGCAAGCCGGATACCGACGTGGATACCAACCGCAAGTCGATGGACAAGGCCGCATACGGTGTTGAGACGCAACAGGAAGTCGATAAGGCGCGGGCGAAGCGGCAGACGGCTTTCAATGGTGAGATCGATCCCATTGGCTATCTGGATGCTGCACAACTGCCTGCTTACATGGATCGTCCGGGCACTCCGCTGGATATTGCTAAGGCCGCACCAGTGAGCTTGGCACCGATGACATTGATTGAAGCGCTGAAGGCACTGAGGGGCCGCTTAAACCGACCGCTGACCGCCGAGGAAAGCGACCGTGTTAGAGCTCGTTACCCGGATGGCGTGCCAGAAGAGCAATTGGATGAGCTGGTGGCCTGGCTGTCAGGTGGTCCCAAATCATCCCCTAACCTGGCCGTGGCCCGTTGAGATATTAGGAGGCTGACATGCTTGCAACCCAAACATTAAACAATCATGGCGGTACGGCTGAGCCGACCCAGCAGCCGATCCGGGCCAGACACCTATTGGCCGAACTGGGCAGGCGTCAGATGGATCTGGCGGCGCATGTAGTGCTTGCTAATGGGCGACATCCGTCCAATGCCACCATTACTCATCTGCTGCGGAGCAATGTGTGGCCGGCCCGGACGCCGAAGCCGTTTCTGAAAGAACAAATTGAGGAGTATCTGCGCCAGGTGGGCGCAACAGAAGAGGAGATATCAGTGGCATTTGAAGTTGATGACGAGAACTCCGGCCAAGTGCGCCCGATCCGCCAAGACAGCGCGCACCCAAGCCGGAGCCTCGCTCCGATCGCTGAAGAAGACGTTAACCAACTACCGGAGAAAGCAATGTTAACACAGATGGCTCGCCGTCATTTCGGCCTGTTTCGTGACCCGTTCCAAGATGATGTGCAGGGTGCTGAGGATGTGTTCCTGGCACCGGATCAGCGCTACATCCGGGAGCATATGTTCAGTACTGCCAAGCATGGCGGCTTCCTTGCCGTGATCGGTGAATCTGGCGCGGGCAAGAGTGTCCTGCGCAGGGACCTGATCGACCGTATTCAACGCGAGGAGCACCCGATTACGCCGATCTTTCCCCGCACCATCGACAAAGAGCGGCTGACCGCAAGCGCAGTCTGCGACGCGATCATAGAGGACATCTCTCAGGAGCGCCCGAAGCGATCTCTGGAAGCCAAAGCGCGCCAGATCGAGAAACTGCTGACCGGCTCCAGCCGGGGCGGTAACAGCCATGTGCTGATCATTGAGGAGGCGCATGACCTGACCGTTCCGACGCTGAAGTACCTCAAGCGCTTCTGGGAGCTGGAGGACGGCTTCCGCCGCCTGATCTCCATCATCCTGATTGGCCAGCCCGAACTGCGCGGCACTCTGGACGAGCGCCGCAACTGGCAGGCCCGTGAGGTGATCCGACGGATTGAGATTGCTGACCTCGCCCCGCTGGACGCTCATCTGGAGGATTATCTGGGGATGAAGTTCAAACGCTTGGGCAAGGAAGCAAGCGATGTGCTCGACGATGACGCCTACGACGCGATGCGCGAGCGCCTGACCTTGCGCAGCCGCAGCAGCCAGAAGGCGGTCTCGATGCTGTACCCGCTGGTTATCAACAACTTCACTGTCAAATGCATGAACCTGGCCGCCGAGCTGGGTCAGCGCAAAGTCAATGCTGATGTGGTCAAGGGGGCCTGATTCATGATGGAGAGCACCAAAGTGTACAGCGATGAGTACCTGGATTATTTCGCTGACAGGTTTGTTGATCTGGGGTTGCATGAGCAAGGCGTGGCGCTGGAGCAGTACCTGGAAGATCCCGGTCTGATTGAAGTTGCGGTGCTGGAGGTTCGGCCTCTCCTGCCTTCTCAGAAAATGGTGCAGGCGCGTTTGGATGCAAACCGCGCAGATTCCGTTATGTATAAGGCTGAGCAACAGGAGGCGATGGCATGGTAAGCACGGCATCCGATCCCGGTCGACTGGAAATTGAACTAGCACAGATGGATCTGACCCATGTGCTTGAGGGGGTTTCAGCCTTGCTGGATGCCGCTTCAAAAGCAGGCTATTTGGATAGCATCCCGCCGGAGCATGAAGGTATCCAGCGCCTGATCCCCTTGTTTGGGGTCTTGGAAGCCCAGATAGGGCGAGCCTGTGAGCTGAGCCAGCGCTGCGAGGAGCTCCAAGCCGCTGCTCGTAAAACCGCCTGAGATCCTTTCTAAGGCCCTCAGATCTCTGGGGGTCTAATGGTTCGTCTAAAAATTCGTAAACAAATCTGGAGGATTTTAAACGTGTTTTACACAGGGTCACTGAATGGCTCTTGCTTAGAGTTGCAGTGATCTTGAAGAAAGGTCCAGTTTCGGTGGTCTAGCGGTGACTTGTTCGGCAAAGTATAGCGCGGCCTGTTAGCGCTTGGTTCTCCGCTGCAACTGGACCCTATTCACCCCTTATGGCAATGTTGGCTCGGCAGAGACGTTCCTCACTCCTGCGGCCACAACTCAAACCAGTGCCCTCCCTGGTGCCGATAATCAACTTCCTTCCTCTCGCCTTTCCGTCCGTGTGCTGAAGAGCTTCAACCTGTCAGGCATTGCTGTCCGTGTTTTCCTTGCTGAAGGCTTTCATAGGGAGGACAGCTATGCAGCCACAATTGGCCCAAACCGAACACGATGACCTGATGAGCGCATACCGCGATGGTCTGTTTACCGAGAGCGACTTTTTAGAAGCGGCGGGGAAAGATTTCGGCGCTTTGGCGGAATGCTCGCTTGAGACTGCACTTCGTATGGCTGATGCCTTTAGTGGTATCCGTTTGTATATCCCCATGCAGCTATCCGACAAGCCTGGCGCACAAATGTTGAAAGAGACTCTAGGGGAAGAAGGAGCGCAAATAGTCATGAGCGTTTACCAGGGGGAGTTTCTCCCGGTGCCTCGTCTCATGTCGCTTCGACAGTCCATTCAACGACGCAAAGTGGCTGCCCTTCATGCCGACGGCTGGAGTGCAACCCGTCTTGCTCAACGCTTTCAGCGCTCCGAGCGCCAAATCTACTCCATTCTGCGGCGCTGCCGAGAAGAAGCCGCGCTTAAGCAATCCTGACCCAGCAACACGACACTATTCCCAGTTTGAGGAGCAATTACAGTGACTATGAATATTAACCAGGCACGGATTATTGACCCGGTACTGACAGAGGTTACCCAGGGCTACCGACACCCCGAGCGGATCGGGCATGTGCTTTTCCCGCGTGTGCCGGTTTTCGCCCGTGGTGGCCAGATTATTGAGTTTGGAAAAGAGTCGTTCCGTCGATACAACACTCGGCGGGCACCTGGCACAAATACCAAGCGTTTAGAGTTCGGTTACCAGGGCAAGCCGTTTGTTCTGGTCCAGGATGCGCTTGAGGGGATGGTGCCACAAGAGCACGTCTCTGAAGCTCAGAATGTGCCGGGTATCGATCTTGGTACAGGTGCCGTTACCGAGGTGATGGACATTCTTACCCTGGCACTGGAAATCGAGCAGGCAGAGCTCGCAACCAATCCGGCCAATTATGGCGTGGACAATAAGGTTACCCTGTCCGGCACTGATCAATGGAGTGACCCAAACTCAGATCCAGTGAAGCAGGTTCGCGAATATCGCGAGATTATTCGCAGGCGGATCGGTACTCGGCCAAACGTCATGGCGCTCTCGGCAGTTGGGTTTAACGCTCTGGTCGAGCATCCCAAAATCATTGAGCGCTTTAAGTACACATCTAGCGAATCGATTACTGCGGACATGCTCGCCCGACTCTTCAACCTTCGGGAGGTTGCTGTTGGCGAGGCTGTTTATATGGAAGACGGCAGCGAGGCCATGAAAGATGTTTGGGATAACGTCGCTGTATTGGCTTATGTTCCTGAGCAGGTTACGTCCCGCCGTTCGCCCTCGTTTGGTTACACCTACGCTCTGGAAGGCCACCCAATGACTGAGGAGACCTACTTCGAACGCAATGCCAAATCCTGGATTTATCCGGTGACCTATGAGCGAACCCCTGTCCTATCGGGGATCGACTCTGGCTTTCTGATTCAAGACCTGGTTGCTGCCAGCTAATAACGGAGGATAGCGACGATGGCCAAACAGGTTATTCAGGCGCTGGATCAGTTGGAATTATCCGAACTTAAGAAGCTCTCTGAGCGCGAGTTGCGTCACTTTGCATTGCAATGCGCACATGGATGTCTGCTGGCTGAAACTGAGCTAGGGAGGCGGCAACCTACTTTTGGAGAGCGACGGCGGCGCCGCCGAGCGCGAAATCGTGATGTGGTGAGCTTTTCGGGTGAGCGTCGCGAGGACTCGCTGAGTTTCGCGATCGACCTTAAGACAGGATCGGGCAACTCACGATAGTTTGAGGTGATTATGAATCAGAGAGATCCCGTTGTCCTTCAGATTGGAAGTCAACGCCATCAGGGCTGGCAGGAAGTCCGTATTCGCTTGTCCCTGGAACAGATCGCCGACAGCTTTGAGCTGACCCTGACTGAGCGCTGGGCTGAGTCTGACATGGTGCGCCCGGTAACGCCTGGCGAAGCCTGCACCGTGAAGGTGGGTGACGAGCTGGTGGTGACCGGCTACCTGGACGAGGTGCTGCCGGACTACGACGCCACCAGCCACACCATCTCCGCCAGTGGCCGCAGCAAGGCGGCGGATCTGATCGACTGTAGCGGCGAGCGGCAGCCGATGAATAACCGGACGCTGTTACAGATCGCTCAGACCTTGGCTGAACCCTACGGTATTGATGTGATCGACACCGTGGGTACAGACAAGCCCTTCCGCGAGTTTGCCATAGAGGAAGGTCAGCCGATTGCCGAGGCCATCGAGCGAGCCGCTCAGATTCGGGGCGCTCGAATCGTAAGTGATGCTCAGGGGCGGCTGGTGATCGTGCACGCCGTTCAGCGTGAAATCCGCACGCCGCTGGAACTCGGCAGAAACATTCGCAAAGGTGCCGGGGTCTTCAGTGATCGAGATCGCTTCAATACCTACATCGTTGAGGGTCAAACACCAGGTTCCGATACCTGGTATGGCGAAGACGCAGCGGGCCCGCGAAGTGAAGCCAAAGATCCTCGTGTACGTGAGCCGCGCACCACACTGATCGTATGCGACACTCCAGCGGATGCTGCCGATTGCAAGGCACGTGCGGAGCTGGAGGCTCGGATGCGCTGGGCCAAGGGTCGGGGTGTGACCTACACGGTGGGCACCTGGCGGCATGAGCAAGGCGTGTGGCGTCCCGGTGACTTGGTGCAGGTACGTGACCCCTATCTGGGTCTGGATGAACAGCTGCTGATCAGTGATGTGCAGCTGATTGAGAACAACCAGGGGCGCACCGCCGAACTGCGCGTGGCCCCGCCGGCGGCTTTTGAGCCAGTGCCGGTACCTGAACCAAAGGCCAAAAGTAGTAATGAAGCCTTGGGCTGGGATGCTGTTTAAAGCGCCCCCCTCAACAGTAGATAACCGAGAGGTAGTGATGAAAAAGATAGACAAAGCAGCTCTTCAGCGCGGAAGTAACGACCAGGAGCGTATCGAACACACGGCTAACAGCGTAATTGTGGCGCTGCATGAGCCGATCACATTCATTGAGAGTAATGCTGATGGGGAGCAAACCATAGATCGTTTGGTTTTCCCGCGAAAAGTCAAAGGTAAGCACCTGTTGGCAACTGATGAGGCAGAGGGCGAGATGGGGAAAAGTCTGGCATTGCTGGCAAAGCTAGCAGGTATTCCGCGCATAGCGGCGCATGAGATGGACGGTCGGGATATTGATCTGTGCATGGAGGCTATTGAGCCGTTCTTGCCTGGCAGTCGCTTAGGTGATGGTCGGTAGTCTAAGGAGCAATCGGGGAGAGGATATATGAGCAATATGGTGACAAGCGTTGTCATGCAACTGGTGGACCGCGTCAGTGCTCCGGCCCGTCGTTTGCAGCGCTCTCTTTCTGGCCTTTCTCGGCAGGCTGGGTTCGACCGCCTCACTGCTTCTGCTCGACGCCTAAGCAC